CCTATTTCATTTTGGGCGATAAAAGCATTGGTTCAGCTTGTCTGTGCACGCACGCTTTTTAGCTATTCATCAAAATGGAAAATCGTATCGATTTCGATTTAAAACAAATCCCCGAATATACTGTTGATTATATCAACTCAGCGATCAGACAAAATAAGTTTGTTAAGAAGAGTGACCTTCAGACCGTCCATAAGACTGTCAAGGCTTCCACTGCTCCACTTTGTACAATTATAAAGGGAGGACCAGAACATCTCACGACAAGATGTCTATGTGGACACTCAGATCTTCATATCTCTTTTTTCGAAGCTATGACGCTTGATAGAGAGGTGCGCTATGAAGTTGATGACTTTTGCCATAATCGGAACACATTCATTACGGGACGTCTGCCGCAGTGGCTAACTGGTTTAGACAATAAGAAAGAATTCTCTGAACTCCCGAGTGTGTATAACTTATACCACGTACTTTCACGTGGCACCTATTGGTGGAAAGAATTTTCCGGACAAAAGTTTTTGAAAATGAACCTGTCAAGAGAAGCGAGGCTATTGCTTTTCGCTGCCACTGGCAAAGATCTAAAAGATTTTTTATTCCTTGACACCAGGGCTTTGCTCAAGTTAAAATGTAACAAGAGCGCTCTTGGAAGAATTAAAAACTGGTTCATGACGTTAGATGGTCTTTTAATTAGTATCCTGTTAGGATCCCAGGGTCATACCGAAATATGTAACTGGGGCTTTTTCGATAGGATAATGCAGACTTACTTGAAGACCGCAATTTCTGACTTATTCAAAGTCAATGTGGAAGATATCACCTACTATGCGAGGCTTAAAGAAGCTAGAGGTTGGATGAAAGATAAATTCCTTAAAGAAAGAAAAACCATGACGAAAAATAGTAGTGGTGACTATTTATCGGGTAATTTCTGGTATTTCAATAAGATCATTGATCTGTTGGAGTTAGACGCAGAACGCCTCACGCCCGATGGTCTGAAAAGTATTGCTTATTTGACGCAGACCCGCGCCGCTGGGTTACCACCCAAGCCCGTAGAGCTCAAAGCAATAAAGGATTTGCTCGAAAACCTAGGTGACCTACCTAAGTCCTTGAACCGAGCACAATCTTACAACTTGTCAAGAGGTGTTGATTCAATCTGTAGACAATTAAAGTCACAGAAAAACTATAAAAATTTGCTTAATACTGCAAACCTACACACTAAAATTAGTCTTTCTAATAGTGCTTCCTTTACGGATACCCGTGAGGAAGGAGGAAAAGTTGAATCAGCTCGAAAACTGATTGATGAGATTCCGGACAAATGTCCATATTTCGACCTAGAGACAGGGAAAGTCCTGTTTACATTCTCTAAAGACGATGAGAATCTGTCACCGGGAACTAAAATGTTCCATTATTCAATACTGGTAGCTTTAACCGACTTCATCAAAATTGATGATTCGCTACCCCACATCGGAGATGTGCGTATATCCAGTGTAGCCGAACCTGGAAAGTATCGAATTATTACTATTTCTAGAATTGAGCACGCTGCTATTTTGCATCCGTTAGCTCATCTCTTAAAAGAGATTCTAGCGTCCCTTCCGTCATCCAGAACGGGTATGACTGCTTCAAATCATATGTGGGACACTTATGTTAGACTCACGAAGGATTACATCCCTAGGGATGGGATTTACGATGGTAAATCTACTTTTGTCGGTTCCGAAGACTGGAAAAACGCGACTGACTGTGAAAATCCTTATGCCGTTGGAGTCATGATCGATGGATTGAGGGTAGGCCTAGACCTACCAAACTTTTATGTTAATTTGTGTAAAAGGCTATTAACTATGCCGAGGAGGATCTTTGACAAGAGTATCCTCACCACAAAATTATACAATAAACCTATTGGCGTGAAGGTTCGTGGGATTCTTCAAGGTGATCCCTTAACGAAACAAATGCTTCACATGTCTCATCTAGTGCCACGACAGGTGGGCTTAAATAGACTTAGACTAATTGGTTTACAATCCATTGTACTACCACTGAAGGAAGACCATAACAGTTTGTATGGTGGGGTTCCCTTCATTCATCCGAAGTTGCTGGAAAAGCTAACTTACGAGGAGAAAATTGACGAGTATCAGAGGTTTCTGACCCGGTCTCGATTCGATAATCCTCAGGATAAAAATCCTGTTAATTCAGAGGTACCGAGTGGTGTACATCTTAGCCATCTAAAATTTATGATTGGGCACCTTAAGGCCCAATGATGTGCTTATTTGTTCTCAAAGCAAGAATTGCTCTAAGGTAGCATTATTGCATCGCTACATGC